TGGATTACGTACGTCACCTCTAAAAATATCTATTTTACCAGGTTCCCTTCCCTCAGAAAGAACTTTAAGAAGCTTACTACTTGCTCTTTTATTAATCTTAACAAAAGTGCCAAGACTTCCTATCAATGGAACTGCAGCTAATATTGACCATAAAGAGTCTTTAATATTCCCTTCACTTGCATATAGAGCAGAATCAATTAAATCAGCAGCTACACCTACACCCGGTATCATTCCCGCTGTCATTAAACTAGCGTGTAATCCCTTAGATATATTCTCTTTATTTATTCCTTTAGGAGCTACAGCCATTTATGCAACCACCCAAGGCTTAGCCTTTCGTTTTGGTTTGTACCATTCCTTCTTATTATCCTTTGATCTCTTATAATTAGGAGGAAATGCATGAACATTCGCATAATATAAACTTTCGATTGTATCATCATGGGCCATTCTTGGACCAAATGTAAGAATTTCATGCTGTAAATCAAAGTGATTGTCCCTTAAATGCACTGTTCCCATGCTGAATCTACCGCTTAATCCACTAAAAATACGATTCCTTTTGTGAGTTCCGCCTGGTTTTTCAGGTATAACGGCTATATCGAAGCGATTTAATCGCCTTCTTTCATCATTTAATGACTGAAAGATAGACCTGTTCATCGCCACGTCCTCTACAGTAGACGATGTACAGTTATATTTGTTGTATAATTTGATGATTATGTCGACCACACCCTCTTTTCCTATCAAATCACCCTCTGGACTCTTTGACCCAACGGTTGGGATACTTCGATGCCTTTCATATTCGAGAACGTATAGTCCATTATCTGAATCCACACCCACAACCATAATGACACTAAAATCAGATTCTTTAGTATCAATGTCAGTAGCAGGGTCACACCCGATAAACGTATTGATAGGTCGCTCTTCTTTGTCTTGTACGATATAGTTAACCCCATCACGGTGTTGGTAGTATCCTTCCCACTTTTTGATGTTTTCCCTCTTCCACATAGCATCTTCTTCACTCATCACCTCCATCATATATTCTTGATAGAACTTTGACGGCTGGCCAGAGTCCCGATAAAATCTTTTCTTCTCTTCTAATTTCTTTTTCCCGAAGAAAGAAGGCCATAAAGTCCCCCCATCTTCGAGAAAAGCCTTATATGTAATAACTTTCCAAGCGAATTTTCGACCCGCCTTTGTCGCCTTTTCATAATTTCCGAGAAGGTTATTAATAAAACTGTCAAAGTGTACAGGAGTACCGTTAACACGGAGCCTACCAGTATGAGGCTCCAGAGCAGGGTGTACAACGGCAGTAACAAGATTCGCATTTTTAGCCCTCGCTTCAGGAGTTATTGTATTCGCTTCATGCTCGAAATCATCGAGCACGATAAGATCGTATCGCTTGTGGAGCTTTGCTCCACCGCGGATACCAGCGACATTGCTTTTAGAAATTAGTTTACACCCATTTCTCGTCTCAATGTCTTCCTCTGTCCATTTAGAACCTTTCATAGGCCCAAAGTAATATTTAAGTCTATCATTATACTCAAAGTGGTACCTAACATAATCCATGTTACCAACAGAGAGTTTCTGGGTAGCGGATACCCAAGCATAGAATCTCAACTCATCGGCAAAGCAAAAGTCTTTTAAGATGGAAGCCTTAGTAAGAACAGTCTTACCATGACCACGGGGAACTATAACGGCAAGTTGTTTACATTCCTTGTCATCTATGGAGTCTGCAATCTCGTAGTGGAATGGTGGGGTCTCAGACCTCTTAAAGTCGTCAGGAAGAAATAACTTACCAAAAGCAATCAGGTCACTTTTCGCTAGTTCGAGTATCCCCTCCGCTTCCGTCACGTTCTGGCTGTTCACGTTCATACTTTTTTGTCAAGTACTCCTCAAACTCTTTTGAATGTCCCATGTACTCAATATACTCTCTGAGTTCTTGCTGTTGAATGAGTAATATACTGTACAACCTGTCCATTCTAATCCGTAATGATTTAATTGCTCTAATAATATCATGCTTCGATATGGTTGTCTTTTTCTTCATGGCCTACTAGCTCCGGTATTTCCATGTGCTCTATGATAGTTTTAATCCACATATGTTTTACAACATCTTCACTATTGCCCTGTATTATTCCTACTATACTTATCTCTTCTGCGATTCTCTTTAATTCAGATATAGACTCACCAAGATTAAGACCTGACGGATCATACCTCTCAGATTCAATCTTCTTTAGTTGGTCCAACAATTTATATCATCCTTATCAAATTCAATGGTTACCCAACCTGTTCTCACAACTGGGTAAATCGCATATCTCGCATATTCTGCATATCTTAAAAAACTTCCTCCTCTAATGTACCACCGTCTGTGCAACGATTCCTCATTGTCTACAATCTTGATTGAATCAATAGGCTTGGCATAGAGTTGGTGGTTATGACCTAAGAAGAATACATCTCCCTTGCTATACACAGCAGCCAGCTTGTCAAGCTCTAAATCACCATTCTTAGCTCCACTATGACCATGACCAGTCACAAGATTCCAACTACTTCCCTTAACGGTAATGACTGAATATCCTGGTAACTTGAAATATGGGACACATAACTCTCTGGCTATAATCATGCTCACATCATAGTCAAGCATCCTAATACTCCTAAGATAGTCGTGGTTACCTCCTCTTATGAATAGACACTTGTCAATGATTGGCTTTATAATATCAAGAAATGCGAGATGCTGTTCATCAGGCCTGATATACTGGCCACGCTGACTGATCTTGTAATGAGGTGGGATACACTCTATCATATCACCATTACCAAACCACATAGCATTAGGATCATCATATATAACCTGAATAGCTTCTTGAAACTTCTTCAGGTCAAATTCATTGGCACCAACATGCGTATCTGTTAGACCATGAATACGGACTACTTCATCGGTTTCATAGGTAACTATTTCGCCAGCATGAATAGTCTCTTCTTTCTCAGCAATGAAATCAACTATCGGGATTGTGAACTTTCTATTACATCCCTGACATTCATATACCTGAACATCATGCTTAGTACTGTTCTTCCTCTTACCATCTTTATGTACTCTTAGACTAGAGCACCTCGGACATATCACCATTTTCTACCTCCAGCTTTGGTCTTGCGGCTTCTTCTAACTCGTCAGGAGAGAACTCCTGTACCATTCCATAAATACCCATCTCCAGATTCCGCGTCTGAATACCTCCAACAGTTCCAATAGCTTTTCCAAGCTCCTTAGTACTCTGAAGAACTATGTTCTCATCATCACTGTTCTCTACCAAACACTTAAAACTTCTCAAAATGTATTCGTGGTCAACACCAAGAGACTTCGCTACATCAAGAACAGACTTCTCGACTTCTTTCATTACACGCTCCTGTTTAAGTAATACTATTCCCTTTTGTTTCGCTCTCTCATCAGGGATGTTACCAAACGCATCTTTATAAGCACTGACGACTCCCTTACCAATAGCCACACTCGTGGCAAACATCTTCTCCTTCTTTGTTACTTTTTTGCGGGTCTTAACAGCTCGATTAGGATTCTTATGTTTTCCACTAAAGGTGTAACGATTTTTATGCTTACCAAAATCAGTATCCATAAAAGACCTATCACGATTAAGAAAAGTCCCCACAACAGTCCTAACCCAACCTTTAGCATATCTGTAATTCTTCCTGTCGTTGGGATGTTTAAAACCTCTTTTAACCCTGAGTAATTGAATAATTCGTCCGTCATCGCTTAACACCCAATCTCCTTCCTCCCCTTCTCTCCAATTATTTAAAACCCTAGGAGTCTCACTATTCAGATGCTGCTCCATCTCATCAACACTATCAAAAACGTAATGTCGAGTCCCCTTAATTGACCTGTAATCCATCTATCTCCGAGATATGCTTGATCTGATTCACAAGATTATCTATTAATAAATACACAGGAACAGGTATCTCATATATTACACTGTCTATCTCTATTGGTAAAATATCACCTGGGTCTAACCCACGCAAAATTTCTCCCATTTCACCAGGAGAAAGACCACTTAATGGATTATCTACGGGCATGTTTCTCTATTTCCTTAAATAATATACAGGCTCCATGCCTTCTTTTATCATTTCTGCCTTACCACTTTTTACAAGACTATCCCAAACTTTTCCTGCAGTTTTTGGATTTTGTTGCCATCCACGTGAATACACATATTCTGAAGTTTCCTCTTGCAAGCTTTTATATAAATCAGTTCCAAAGCCAAGCCTTCTATATTCAGGGTCAACATGAATATTATGTATCTCAATCCCTTTTGACGTTCTTGTGCCTGAGATATGGCCTACTGACTTACCACCTACATCTAATGATTTAACAACATCATTCTTCCCTGTATACTTTTTAAGCTTCTTAGGAACTCTACTAACTATTTTAGACACCCTTTTAGCCGCTACATATTGGCCAGCTATAGGAATCATAGCTGCAAGAGATAAAGCCGCTTCACCAAACTTACCCTCTGTTGCATACAAAATAGCATCAGCAGCATCAGCTATGTTCCCATATGCAGGAGTCATTCCAGCAGCAGCTAAGGCAGCATGAACATTCTTTCTCCTACCTGAAAATGAATCAATTATCTTGTCTTCTACTGGCATCTTTTTCTTCTTTGTCTCTGTGATTCTCATCAATCAACTGTTCCTCAAAGCAATTCTGACAGATGTACACTTCATCAGCTCTCATAGGTTTATCGCATTCAGCACAGTGATTAGGTATTGGCATGTATAGCCCCCTGTATATATATTATATATATATAATACACCTTCCCCCCCTACCCCCCTTCATCATTTTCATCCTCATCCTCCTCAACATCATCATCTATGCTGTACAAAGCAGCATGCTCCTCAATATGATTACTGATGTTAGCGAGAGTTAAAGGGGTTTCCATCTATATGCAAAATTAGAGCTAAATGCCCATGTTGTTCAAGGGAATAGTGTACAAATGAAGTGCGCCATTTATTCCTATATAGTTCCTTATAAAAGGAACTTTGAAATCACAGATTTCGTTAAAAACTGTTTAATGCTACGCATTCTTATCTAATTGATAATTAACTTTAAATAATAAGGAGAACATCATGAGAAAGTTCGATGAAGCATACTTCAGAAATGAGCAAGGAAAGCTCATGGAGAAGATGCTTAAAGCATCGCAGTCAGCACCAAAGATGGCCTCGTGGGTGTTTGGTCAGCGCATAGACAGTAAGCGTGACATCAAGAACGCCTTTAGAGAGGACATGAGGACTCTCTACGACTTAGCAAAGCTCTGTGGAATAGACGTTGCAAAAGTCTTTGGTGATCGTCCAGACGAGAGTGGGGACGAGCCTGAACCTAACTCCCTCCAATGAGGGGGTTTAGGTTCATTTGAGCCCCATTTGGGCCATGTGTATATATATAGGGGGTATATTGTTTAATCATCTATATTCATTTGTACTGTATCCCTTATACATATACTATTACTATTAACATGGGCATAAACTTGTTCCAACACAGGACCACGAGAGC